CCACATCGGCAAACGAAGGAGATACAGTTACTTTTACCGTCACAACTACAAACGTTACAGATAACACAAGCGTAAGCTGGACTACGATTGGAACTACAAACTCTAATGATTTTACTGATAGTACTCAAACTGGATCTGTTACAATAAACAGTAATACTGGAACAATAACAAGAACTTTATCAAACGATATATCTGTTGGTGAAGGTGCTGAAAGTTTTCAAATACAACTTTACTCAGGTTCAACAACTTTAGCAACATCTCAAAGTATTGCAGTAGCAGATACTTCTGCTGCAACATATAATGTTTCTGGTGCAACAACTATCGTTGAAGGTAATACTGTAACTTATACCGTCAATACAACTGGAGTTCCAGATGGTACAACATTGTATTATCGTCACGATAGATCGAGTGATGCAACTCCATCATCAGGAAGTTTTACAATCAATAATAATACAGCATCATTTACAATTACAATTACTGATGATTATAGAGTTGAAGGTAATGAAACTCTTACAATGGACATTAGAGTGGGTAGTACTTATGGAACTGTCGTTGCGACAATGAACACTGTGATAAGTGATAAACCATTTACCATTGCTTTAACTCCAGTAGCAACAACAATAAACGAATCTACAACTTCTACATCAAATATTATTATCAATGTAACTACAACAGATGTTGCAGATGGCACTACATTTAGAGCATATCCTGTTGCGTCTGGTAGCAGTACAATAACTTATGGTTCTGGAGGTGACTTTGATAATCAGTACTATACATTCACCGTTAATAATAATGCTGCAACTATTAACCTACCTGTAACAAGAGATGGTAGAACAGAAGGAACTGAACAAGTAATTGTAGAAGTTAGAGATGCTAGCAATAGTAATGTAGTTGCATCTACACCAGCTATTACAATTAATGATACTTCCTATGTTGGTAAAAATCATGTAGGAAAAACTTTTGGGCCTATTAATGTTAATCGTGATAATGGCGCTACTTCAAATGCCTCAGATTGGTATACTATATGTGGCCTAGATAGTTTACCTGATGGATCTAAAATAGCGATATTTATTGATACCTCTGGTAGTATGACAATGAGTACAATTCAAGCATCATACGACCAATTGATTGCTAAATTACAAGCAAGAAGTATGGATGTTATTACCGTACAAAACTCACAAGAAGACTGGATTACACCATTTGATCAAATTCTGAATTAATTTTTATGATACAACTTGATGATATCAAGGCCCAATGGGCTGATGATAGTCGCATTGATAATGATCTTTTAGATAATGAATCAACAAAGATCCCACAACTTCATTCTAAGTATTTAAATTATCTAAGTGATGTTAGATGTTTAAAAATTAGAAAAGAACAAGAATACAAACTTTTAATTCGAGAAAAGTTTGAATACTATACTGGTAAAGCAGATGAGTCTGTGTATAAAGAACAACCTTTTGATCTAAAGGTATTGAAACAAGATGTTCCGATGTACATAGAATCTGATAAAGAAATACAAAACGTAGTAACTCGTATAAATTACTATGAGGAGATGATTTTCTTACTGGAAAAAATTATCCAACAAATCAACAATAGAACCTTCCAGATTAAGAATAGCATTGAATGGCAAAAATTCATGCAAGGTAGTATCTGATGTCACAGGTTAAAATCCAGAAAAAGAACGAAGTATATCTTTCGGTGGATTGCGAGACTCATATCAAATATGAGTTATCCGAATATTTTAGTTTTGATGTGCCTGGCGCTAAGTTCATGCCTCAATACAAAAAGAAAATATGGGATGGAAAGATTAAACTGTTCAGTCCTGCTCACGGTAGAATTTATTGTGGACTGTATAGTTACTTGACTGACTGGTTAGATAATCGAGGATATGAATATATTGATGTAGAAGATGAAGACTATGGTTTACCAAATGAAAAGAATAAAACAATTACACCTTTAGCAATTCATGATTTTGTTAAAAGTTTAAACATACCTTTGCAGGTGAGAGATTATCAACTTGCAGCAATTTATAAAGCGCTAAGATGGAATCGTAAGTTATTACTGTCACCGACTGCATCTGGTAAGTCTTTAATGATATATGCAATTGTAAGATGGTTTGTTGATAGTGGATCACAAGTTTTAATTGTAGTTCCTACCACATCTCTAGTAGAACAGTTGGTCGGAGACTTCAAAGAATATGGATGGAGTGCTAAAGATTACTGTCATAAAATATATTCTGGTGAAGAAAAAATATCAACAAAACCAGTGGTAGTAACAACTTGGCAGTCAATATACAAACTACCAAAGAAATGGTTTGAAAGATTTGATTGTGTAATAGGAGATGAAGCTCATCTATTTAAAGCAAAATCTCTTACCAGTATTATGACAAAGTTACATAACTGTAAACATCGAATCGGTTTTACAGGTACATTAGATGGTGAGAATGTAAATAAATTAGTTCTTGAAGGACTGTTTGGTACAGTCGATAAGGTAGTAAAGACAAAGAGTTTGATTGATAAAGGATATTTATCCACATTAAAAATAAACATTCTATTACTACAGCATCACAAACAAACGTTTGACACATATAATGATGAGATAGAACACATCTGTTCTTTAGACAAAAGAAATAATTTTATTCGGAATCTTGCTGTCAATCAAACTGGTAACACATTGATACTTTTTGCAAGAGTTGAAAAACATGGGGAGCCCCTTTACAATTTGATAAATAGTAGTACATCTACTGATCGTAAGGTTTTCTTTATTTTTGGTGGTGTAGCTGCAGAGGAACGTGAATACGTTCGATACATTACGGAGAAAGAATCTGATGCCATTATTGTTGCCTCTTACGGCACCTTCTCAACTGGAATTAACATTAAGAATCTTCATAATGTAATATTTGCATCTCCTTCTAAATCTAGAATCAGAAATTTACAGTCAATAGGTAGGGTTCTAAGAAAAGGAGATCAAAAAACAAATGCTACACTTTATGATATTGCAGATGATTTCAGTGACGGAGATAAAAAAAATTATACATTAAACCATTTGATCGAGAGAATAAAGATTTATTCCCAAGAAAAATTTAATTATGAAATTATTCCAGTTAATTTTCGGAAAGATGAATAAAGAAGAACCAAAACAAGAATTTACAGGAATGGTGAAACTTATAGGTGGAGAGGAACTTATTGGCAAAATTTTAGTAGACGAAGAAGTTGGTGGGTATATAGTTGACAGCCCATTCCTTGTAAAATCACATGTAATAACAACACCACATGGAGACATGTTTAAAGTAGATCTTATCCCTTGGATGAAATTCTCAAAGGATGAAATCTGTTTTTTGACGCACGACAAAGTTTATGCTGTTACAGAATGTGAAGATAGAATTAGAAGGTTATATAACACAACACTTAAAAAGTATTATAACGGTATCAATCCACAATCTAATAAGGTCGCTCTTGAAAAAGAGGACGGAAATTTAGGAAGTGTTGAAACCACTAGAGCTAGTCTAGAAAAAATATATAAATTAAATAGCTAAATTATCTCTGAACCCTTGACAGAGTTATTCTAAATAATTTTTGTATGTTTGTCAAGTGGCCACACTTGCACCAAACATATTTTTATAGTATAATATACTTTAGACAACCTAAAAATATATGGCTAAGAAAAAGGAACATTATGTGAATAACAAAGAGTTTCTAGAAGCTCTAGTCATTTATCGTAAGGAGGTTCATGCAGCTGCGGAAGAGGGTAAACCTCATCCAAAAGTGCCTGATTATATTGGTGAGTGTTTCCTCAAAATTGCTACACATCTATCTTATCGTCCAAACTTTGTTAACTACATGTTTAAAGATGATATGATTTGTGATGGTATAGAGAACTGCTTACAATATATCGATAATTTTGATCCATCAAAATCTACTAATCCATTTGCTTACTTTACCCAAATCATTTACTACGCCTTTTTAAGACGTATTCAAAAAGAAAAGAAGCAGTTGGATATTAAAAACAAGTTGTTGGAAAAATCTGGATTTGATGAAGTCTTTAGTGCTGACTCTAGTGCAGTTGGGTACAATGCTTCGGATATGAATAGTATCAAGGAAACATTAGAAATTCGTAATCGATGAAACACGGAAACTTAGAACCAGAGGAAACTGTTATGAAACCAACAGAAAGTTATGAACAGTTGTTACAACGCTTTACTAAAAGAGTTATACAACTAGAAGAAAAACAGGAAAAGGTAAGACAAGCACACGAAGAGTGGTTGAAGTACAACAGTGAATTGGAAAGACTTGAAGGGTCTATTCAAGCTGTTGAATATCTTGCTTTCGGTAAACTTCCTCACGATGGAAATCACGATGGTATGAAAGATCATAAACCAGCATCAATGCCTGTAGTAATTACAGGAGAAGTGCCTGGCACAGATGTATCTGATTTTGGGCCTGGATTAGTTCCAGAAGACATTTCAATAGATACAACTCAGGGTACTGTTACAGTTGGTGAGGGTGGTATAATCTCATCAGGTTTTGGTACTGAGAATATCAGTATAACAACAAATGACGGAACCATTACGTTATGACAATAGCACTGATCACAGATCAGCATTTAGACGGTAGAAAAAACTCTCAGGCTTTCTGGGAGTTTTTCATGAAGTTCTATGATAATGTATTTTTTCCTACGTTAGAAAAACATAAGATTAAAACTATCATAGATCTAGGTGATACCTTTGATAATAGAAAAAGTATGGACTTAAATTCTTGGCATAGAATTAAGACCAGATATTTTCAAGTGCTTGCTGATATGGGTATTGAAATTCATATGTTGGTTGGAAATCATACAGCATATTATAAAAACACAAATAAAGTTAATACACCAGATTTACTTTTAGATAGTTTTGATAATATTCATACTTATGATGAAGTAACTGACATAGAGATAGAAGGAAGAAAATTTACAATGCTTCCTTGGATTAATCCTGAGAACGAAGATCACGTTAGAAAACATTTAGATAATACAGACTCAGATGTAGTTTGTGGACATCTAGAACTCAATGGGTTTGCTGCAATTCCAGGCCATTACTTTGAAGGTGGTGGATGGGATAGAAGAGCATTTACAAAATTCAAAAGAGTATATTCTGGACATTTTCATTTCCCATCAGAGAAAGGGAATGTAAGATATCTTGGTAATCCTTATGAAATGTTTTGGAATGATTGTGGTTCTAAAAGAGGTTTTCATTTATTTGAACCATCTACACTCGCTTTAAAATTTGTCGAGAATCCATACACAATATTCAAAAAAATATTTTATGATGAGGATACATGGAACAATAATAATTTTAATCCAGCAGAATATAAAGATTGTTTTGTAAAGTTAATTGTAGTAAATAAAAACAATTCAATATGGCTTGACAGAATCATAGAAAGGTTGTATGATAGTGGTATTCATGACCTCAAAATCATTGACGATACCGTCATGGATCAGGAAGAGGTTGGAGGCGTAGAACACGAAGATACCTTAACAATTCTAAATAAGTATATAGAACAAATGGATGACAAGCTTGACAAACCAGAATTGAAGAGCATTATGAAGTCCATTTACTTAGAAGCCTGTGAGGTACAGTAATGTTTATTCTCACTATAAAAGACAAAGCAAATGATGGAGCCTATGCTGTCGAAAAAAAAGATGGTACTAGGATTCTCCAGATTTTTGAAGAGCAAGACGATGCGGAAAGATATGTTATGATGTTAGAAGAAAATGGTTTCTCTAACATGAGTGTATATGAAATTGAAACAAAACAAGCTATTGCAGCATGTGAAAACTTTGGGTATAATTATGCCATAATATCCTCAGATGACTTTGTAATCCCCATTAGCGAAAAGCATGATTTTATTTGAACAGATAAGTTATAAAAATTTCCTTGCATCAGGTAACACTCCAATCAAAATCAATCTTTCAGACCATGATACTACATTAATTGTAGGTCAGAATGGTGCTGGAAAAAGCACTCTTATCGAAGCTATAGTTTTTGCATTATTCAATAAGTCATTCAGAAAAATAAATAAATCACAACTTGTCAATAGTATCAACGAAAAAGATTGTGTTGTAGAAGTATCATTTAGTATAGGTAGAAATAAATATAAAGTTATTCGAGGAATGAAACCAAGTCTGTTTGAGATTTGGTGTAATGGCAAAATGCAGAATCAAGACTCTCATGTCAATGATCAACAAAAACATCTCGAACAAAATATTTTAAAATTAAATTATAAATCATTTACTCAAATTGTAATTTTGGGTAGTGCTTCGTTTGTACCTTTTATGCAACTGTCTGCTCCAAACCGCAGAGAGATCATAGAAGATCTTTTAGACATTCGTATTTTCTCTACAATGAATGTGTTATTAAAAGATCGAGTCAAGGTTGCTGCAGAAGAATATAGAGACAATAGTAAAGAAGTTGACTTCTTAAAAGAAAAAGCAGAAATGCAACAAGACCATTTGAAGAGAATGGAAAAGACTGCTATGAAAACTGTAGAGCAGAAACAAAAAACAATTACTAAATTTGAAGGAAAGAATATAGAATTAGAAAAAGTTATCAATGAATTTCAAGAAAAAATAGAAACCTTTACAGATTTAGATAATGTAAAGATACTCAAGGATATCAAAGCAGTTGAGAAAAAAATTACTACAAATACAAATCTAATAAAGAGAACAGAAAAAGAAAAAACATTTTTTGAAACACATGATGAATGTCCAAAGTGTACTCAATCAATTACAAAACAATTAAAAAAATTTCATATTGAAGAAAATCAAAAGACAATAGATGCTTCTGAAGATTACTTACAAGAGTTAGATGATGAGATTTCTGTATTGAATAAAGATCTACAAAGAATTGCAGACAATAATGCTGAGGTATCTTCTTACAATTTTGAAGTTAAAACAAAGTTAAATGAAATGAGAAAGAACAGTAATATTATCAGAGAGATTCAAGGAGAGATTGATGACTTACAAAAAAATACAAATGATATTGATTGTGAGAAAAAGAAATTGACAGAGATTGCTACTAAAGGCATTACACTTCATAGAAGAAATAAAGAACTCAAAAAGAAAAATGAAAACTATGCTTTGGTTACAAGTCTACTAAAAGATACAGGTATTAAAGGTC